AGCCGAGGTCAGCGCGACCTCGAGCGCGGAACGCGGGTCATACGGCGGTTCGATCTCCGCGATTTCGGGAAGGTCACTCATGGGGGGCTCCTGCTAGATGGGAGGTTGGCCGCGCTCAGGCGGTGATGTGGCGGACGGCGCGCATGACGGCGTCCTCGGCGTGGGTATTGGCAAGCGACAGGTCGCGCGATGCGAAGCGGTCTCCCTCGGGGGCTGTCCCGCCGATTTCATGGAGCTTCGCGATGAACGCGGCGCCCATGTCCTTGATCTCCTGCATCTGCGCCTTCTCGGCGTCGGAGAGGATCCGGTAGTTGTGGCGCACTGCGTTGTTCGCAGTGCGCTTGTCGCCAGTGCTGTCGACGTGTTCGGTCATTCTGAGGTCCTTCTGGTTCGTCGCGACCTTCGGGCCGCAGCTCATGGTGCAGTGGATCTGGCCCCGGTATTCAGCGCAGTCGGGGCGCTCAGGTTCGCCAGGTCCGAAGAACACGGCTCACTCGGCGGCGCGGTCGCGGCGCGCTTCCATGTCGTCGAGCCAGTCCTGCTGGTTCGGATCGCGGCGGGTGAGGCGCGCGTCGTCGTTCAGGAAGTAGATGCCTGCGCCGAGCTCACGCTTCGGCTTCTTGGCGGTGATCTGCGGAACGCATTCGATCTGGCCGGCCTTGTTCACCTTGAACGGCAGCTTGAGCGTGATCTCCCCGCTGTTTCCGGTCTCCTGAATCGCGGCAAGGACCTCGGACATCCGGGCATCCGCCTCGCGCAGCAGCTCGCCGCGGCGGAAGCTCTGCACGAACTCGAGGAAGTTCAGTTCATCTCTGGGCATCGGCCCCTCCTGTGATCTGTTGCCCCCTGCCACGCGCAACGGCATCGCATCTGCGGTAGGGGGATGCGGGCACCTCGCCCGGCATGGGTTATCTCGGGGCGGCGATCCGACCGGCCCAGGCGTCGAACTCTGTCCGTAGGACGCCGAAGCGGGCCTGTGCGGCCTCGTCGGCGTCGAGCGCGCGGCGGCTGCTGATGCCGCAGAAACTGCGCAGGAACTGGGCCGCGGCGCTGGCGCCGAACTCCTCGCCCGGGAAGCCACAGCGCTCAGCGACGAAGCGTTGAAACCCTTTGTCGTTGCAGAGGATTCCGGCCTGCTGCGCAGAGTTGCGGCGCGCGCTGGTCATCCCAGCACCTCGCAGGCGCTCGCGGCGATCTCGCCGTAGAGCAGGTGCGCCAGGCGGCGCGCCGAGGCGATCTCGGCGTCGTCGCCAGACAGCGCGATCACCGCGGCGCATGCCTCGAGCATCACCTCGTCCGGGATCGCGTCGAGCTGCCAGCCGGGCAGGGATCGAAGCTGCCGGGCATACCACAATTGGTCGCCCGGCAGCGGGACAGGCGCGGGTCCGTGAGTGATGGCATGCGCGGTCATTCGGATGCCTCATCGGAGCAATGCCCGACGCGGGCAGGGATCATCTTCCGCTGCGCCCAGTCGCCGTGCCGCGTGTCACGCAGCTGCTCGACGAGTTCGTCGACCCGCTTCTGGGCGTCGTTGTGGGCGTTCAGGGCGTCAGTCGCCGCCTGACGCGCTGCGCTCTCGTCGGCCTTTCGGGCGACAAGCGCCTCCTCGGTCTTGCGCAGATCTTCGAGGGCCTTGCTCATGTCCGAGGTGAGCTCTGCCACGTCACGGCGGGAAGGGCGCAGCGCGTTCATGCTGCCTCGCCACCGCCAAGATGGAGCTTGCGGGCGACGGCGGCGCGGATGGCGGGCAGGGCACGCAGGCGCCCGGCCTCGACCTCGGTCATCGCCGGGGTGGGCGGTTCGGGCTCGGGGTCGCTGTCGGTGACGACGTGCACCAGCGTCGGGCGTCCGGAAATGCGGACTTCAAGGTCGTGGAGGCGGTTCCCTGCCTCGTGGGTAATCGGGTGTCCCTGCCGCTGCTTTGCGAGCAACCAGAAATCCTGGCGGGTGATGCGGTCAGCGGCGGCGGCCTCCGGGTTGGTCAGGAAGGCCGCCTCTTCGGGGAGAACGTACTTGTTCGGCATGAGTGCCTCCATCGGTTGATGAAGGCACGCTAGTAGGGTATTGATACCCCTGTCAATAGAAAAAGGGTATCAATACCCCATAATGATCGGCGCAGCATCGTGCCGGGGCCGGCGGCGGAGCGTTGTGTGCAGCCTTTTGGTGTGCCGAGATGTGGGTTGACTAGGTTTTCAGATAGCTCTGCACCACCGCTTCGATTGCATCGGCGTGGCTGTAGATGTCGCCTGGGCCTTCTACGCGAACCCTTGTTTCCGTTTTGCTCTCGTCAAAGAGTCCAATATTCTTCGTTGTCGCAGAGTTGAAGTATAGCCTGCAAATCGGGCGACGGTTGTTATCATCCATTAGGATGGCGCAGTAGCTTTTGGCGTCACGAATGGTGATGCGGCTGACCGGGGTAAGCTTTGCGGCGATAGCGCGTACGATCATGAAGCCCTCAATCTCTTCCTCAGTGGTTTCGATGTCGGCTTGTGGCGCTTCATGTGTCGGCGTGGGCTTCGGTGTGGGGGCGGTATTTGAGCTGCCCAGTGTGATGCTTAATTTATCTTGGATCTGATTGCGTATGATCTCATTCAGTGCGGCCTGAATGGCGGGCTTAAGCTGCTCGGACACGGACTTCGTTATCGGACCCTCGTGGATCTGTCGTCCGACAAGCCGTACGAAGTCGTCATCCGGTTCGTTCATTTGCTGTGAAAGATAGTTGGCGGCTGCGCGCGTGTACTTAAGATTGGATGCCGCTTCGACAATCGAGTCAATGGCAAAGCACTCCTTCTGGAAGCGGGCAATCTCCTGAACCTGTGCTCGGTCATGGTTTTGGAAATCGAACTTAAAGAAGGGCTTGCTGTCCATCTTGTTCGGTTCATCAATGTCTGAGAAGAACCAGGCCTCCTTGCCATTGGTGAGTATGGCGAGGCGAGCTTCAGTGACGTGGAAGTATCTGAAAAGCTGACTGAACTGAGTTTCGCCGAGCTTGCTGTTGATCGGTTTTGCTTCAACGAGCATGGCAATCTTGCCATCGATCTTGATCGCGAAATCAACTTTCTCACCCTTCTTGGTTCCGACGTCGGCGACGAACTCTGGCATTACCTCGTCTAGATTGAAGACGTCGAAGCCAAGGGATTGGATGAACGGGAGGACGACCGCGGTTTTTGTCGCTTCTTCGGTCAGGGCTTGGCGCTCCGCTGACTTCGATCTCGCAGCAAGGGTTCCCATCTGTTCGGCGAAACTGCTCATTCTTTACTCCTAACGATGCGATTCGGGTGCCGAATAAGCGTGAGATGCGCGTTCTGCGGGAGTCTAGGTTTTTTTGCGCTAGCTGTGTGATTTCCGAGCGAGGTCTGCTGGCCAATGAAGGCGGACTGCAGCGGCCCACTTGAGCCGCTTGTTCCACATGGTGGTGGCTCCAGGGTTAAGCGAGATTAAATGGAACAGGCCGGGTTCATCTCCAGGCTTTACTTGCTTAACCCAGCCCATCCCGTCCTCGTCCTCCACAACGCAACGGTGCCCAACTACGTCATCCGGTACGCCGTCGTGACTGACTCGGGTATAGAAGAGAAGGTCGCCGTCGCTATAGATCGGCTCCATGCTGTCGCCTTCGATTTCTACTGCGACCACGCCAGATGCTGATAGACCCGGGGGGCACTCAACCTGAGGGCCGTCGCCCTTCACGTAGGCGTCAAAAACGGGAACCTTGGCGCCAGCCCCAACCTTGCCCGCAATCGCAATTGTCTGGGGGTGTATCAGGCTGCCGTCCATGAACTGCTCGTAAGTCCCGCCGAATGCCCTTGCGATGAGATAGGCGTCATCAGCATTCGTTGTCGCAGTTCGTCCACGAGCCACCTGTTTTAAGCGCTCATACGGGATGCCGGTCTCCGAAGCTAAGCTGCGGACGGAGCGCCCGGTCACAGCAAGGGCGTGTTGTAGCGCTTCGATGAACGTGCGGGCCATAGCGATTTTGTCAATCATGGCGTCCGGCTTCGCTAGGGGTGCAAATTACCCTTGCCATATGGGGTATTGATACCCCATAAAGCTGGCTATGGAGCAGTTGATCGCAGAAGTTGAGGCTTACGCAGCCTCGGTAGGACGCACCCCGCAAGCGGTACTGCGCGATGCCATTGGCGCGGGTTGGCGAGAATGGGGATCGTGGAAGGCACGCAAGTCCAGCCCGACGATGACCCGCGTCGACAGGCTGCGCGAGTTCATGGCCGAGAATCCCCCGACCGAGGACGCCGCATGACCAACAATCTGAAACTCGTCGTATCGAATGAACCATGCGGCGACGCTGACTCGGTGTTCCCGCGCGTGTCGCGGTCCAAAGCTTTGGACCGATACCGGATGCAAGTCATCGCGGCCGAAATCTGGTCGGACTGGCTGCGCCGGGCCTTTCGGCGCCCCGAGGATGTCGCCGGGTTCTTCGAGGTGCGAAACAGCACGGCCTGGAACTGGTGGAACGGCACGACCCGCCCGACCGCCGACAAGGTGATGATCGCGACGCTGGAATGCCCCGGCTTCCTGGATCACCTCGCGGCTGTTGTCGCGACGGACGCGAAAAGGGCGGCCTGATGCCTGCCCGCTCCGGTTCGAGACTTCCGAATGTCCGGCCTGTCCGGACCTGCCAGGCGGGGGAACAGGCCCTCCGCCACCTCACGCGCGGGGCGGTGTCCCACGGTGGCCACCTCTCCTCCCCTATGGCCACTCCGCCTCGCGCGTCCTTTCAGAGCCGGAGCGCCGCCGGGACTCGGCGCACCTCCCTGTTGGACCTCGCCCCGGTGTCGATCTCGGCGCCGGGGCTCTTCATGAGGAGCATGTAAGATGCCGGGTAAAGGCAAGGTCTACAGCCGGTCTGAAGACGAACGGTTGCTGAAGCTGCTTCACTACAGGGACAACGAGGGGATGTCGCTCGCGGCGGCCGCAAAGATGGTGGGCATGTCGCGTGGTGCGGCGATCGGTCAGGCCTATCGCGTCCGGGAGCGCGAGAGAGAGTTCGAGGAGGATTGCGCGCGGCGGGGCGTACCGGTCTGCGCGTGCCTGAAGCCCGAGAACTGCGACGGCGGGATGCCGGCGCGATGGTGGAATGCTCGCGCATGAGTGCAGCCCAGAAACTCGATCTCGTCGCAACCAGGACGATGCCTCTCGGGGGCGTCCACGTCGAGCTGATGCGGTCCGCCTGTGGCAACAGGATCTGGTCGCTTCGTTCGGCGCCTCCCGAAGGCACTGGCGGAAAGCCGGTGATCCTTGCCACGGGATTCGGCGACACCGGTGAACAGCGTGCTGATCTGGCGGGCGAGCTCCGGGCGCTCGCCGCGGCGGTCGAGGATTGGCCGTGATGGTTTGCGGAGGCTGAGGTGGGCAGGACGATCTACACCAACATCGAAATCCGCGGAAAGGTCTACGCTGACCTGGCTAGCGCTGCTCGGGCGAACGGGGTCACCAGTGACGCGGTTCGTCTCGCAATGCGGCGGGGCTCGTTGCACCGTGTTGGTACGGGCCGGGTGGGGCGTGAGCCCATGCCAGTGCGCATTCATGGAAAGGACTTCCCGGATGCACATGCTGCGGCGGCGCATTTCGGTGTCACGGCGCAAACGATCTGGTCGGCAATCAACGCTGGTGACCCGGACAGGATCGGGCGGCCTGCGGCTCCTCGGCAGGCACAGGAAAAGCCCGTCACGCTCCACGGTGTCACCTTTCGCTCGCGGGCAGAGGCGAGCCGCGCGTTGGGGTTCAAGAACGTCGAGTACATCTCCCGGGCGCTCAAGCGCGACACGCCGGAGGGGCGAGAACGCATCCGGCTCGCCGTGATGAAGTATCTCGCTCGGCGAGAATCCGAGGCCATGCGGCGCAGGGGGCGTGGAGCATGATCCGCCAGATCTCGCCTACCGGGCGGATGATCACCGCAGCCACCGCCATCGTCTTGTGCCGGGGCGGTCTCGTCGACTGCACCGACCTGGTGCGAGTCCTTGATCGTGCACTTCAGGCACTCGGGGAGAGGGCGCCGCCCGCTGAGATGGTCGAGATCGCCGAGGCGGGCGCTGACGTGGTCGAGGCGCGTCTCGACGCCGACGTGGTGCTGTTCGACCGGGGGCGGGACCGGCTCGGCAGGGCGCTGGCGCGCTACTGGGCGGCGCGTGCCAGAGACCCGACCCTGGGCGGCAGCGGATAACGAATTCCTTCTCACGTGCCACGTGAGGGGGTCTGAGCGGGGGACCGGGGCGTAGATCCCTGCCCCCGCGAACAGAACGACAAGCAGGCGGTCCGTCCGGATCGCATCACCCGCGCTGCGGCCCGAAGAGGTCGTGCGCCGAACCTGTCGAGAGGTGTGTCGTGGCTCATGCTGCGAGAGAATACGAGTTTGCCGCTCCGGAGGGCACCAGGTTGATCGGGCCCGACGAGTGGCAGCACCAGCGCTTCGGCTGGCTCGAAAGCGTTCGGCGCGACCCGGATCTCAGTGCGCAGGCGCAGGTGCTTGCGCACGTCTTCGTGCTCGATTTCGCGAACAAGCATACCGTCCAGTGTGACCCGTCGATCCCGGCCTTGGAGGCGCTGACCGGGCGCTCCCGCTCGACGATCAAACGGGCGATCTCGGAGCTCGTCGAGGCCGGATGGATGACCCGGATCACAGGGCGCGGGCGGGGCCGGGCGAGCGGCTACGGCTTCCTGACGAGGGGTCGTGTCGTTGCCCTAAAAGGGTTCAAATCCGGACCGATAAAAGGGTCACGATCTGAACCCTTATACGGATCTCAAAAGGGGTCAGATCAGACCCAAAAAGGGTTCAAATCCGGACCCGCCTATATAAAGGCAGAACCATGTAAAAACCATGGGGCGCGCGCGACCGCGTCGAAGCCTTCCGAAAACCCCATGGTGATCCGCGATGCTGAGCGCGCCGTCGAGCGGTTCCGGGATGGGCATGCCGATGCCATCTCGGACCTCAAGCCATGGATCCTCGACCACATCCTCGCTGCGAACCTTCTCACGCCGGAAGAGCGTGACGGGTTGGGCCTTTGCTGAGAAAGGGACGGACGATGACCGACGAGCAGACCACGAAGACCGAGACCAAGCGGGACCGGGTGCGCCGCCTGCTGATCGACCCGCTGACCGAGCACGGCTTCCGAAAGCCCGGCGACGTGTCGGCCGAGCGCCACGCGAAGTTCCTGACGGATCTCACTGACGAGCTGAGCCACATGCACGACGAGAAGCTCGAGGATCTCCGCGCTGCACTCAAGTATCGTGGCGAGGGCAAAGATCGGCGGGGCTGGCCGCGCATGGCGACGATCATGCCGCTGGCCGAGGCGGCGCAGCCGCGGCCACTCGAGGAGGTGCCTGCTCTGACGCGCTGGTTCCGTAGCGCTGCTGGCGCCGAAGCCTACCGGGAAAACCGCCTGCTCGCCGAGTTCCGCTTCTGGGAGCAGTTCAAGAAACCGCCGATCAAGGATGGTGAGAAGCGCATGGTTCGCGACAAGGCGCGAGAGCTCGACAGCGACTACCGCGTCCGCGCTGACCGGGAGCGCCGCGGCGTGGCAAGCGACGATGATCTGCAGTGGCTGGCGTGGCATCGGCGGGACGAAGCCAGGGCTATGGCACTTCTGCCCGAGGGGCTGGCATGAGCGTGGTCTACGTCGACAGCCGTGGCGGGGCTTGGGTCGGGCGGGCGGTGGAAGCCGTCGCGGCCGGGCGCACCGCTCTGGACCTCGGTCTGTGCCGGATCGCCGAGTCGGATGCGGCATGTCGCGACATCCTCGCCCGGGCCACGCCCCCGTCGCGGTGCAGCTCGGCGATCCCCGTGGCGCCTGCGCGTCAGACGGTCATTGCCGAGGTGCCGCGCCGCGCGGTGATGACCGAGGCCGGGCCGCGCGTCCGGCGCGACGATGACGGGATGGGCGACCGCGCCCGCCTCGGCGATGCCTTTGACGTGATGGACGATCAGGCGCGGCGCCGACACAAGGGCGTGGTGGCGAAGGCATGGCAGGTGCACCTTGAACGCTGTGCCGAGGCGGCTGTGACGGGAAAGAGGGAGCCGGTCTGGCACGAGCCGCGCTACGTGCCGCCGTTCGCCTCTGGGCAGATCGCGGTGGGGCGGGACTACGCGGCGCTGACCGAGCGGTGCAATGCGAGCGGGCTCAAGTGTTCCAGCCTCGAAGCGCTGCAGGCGTCGGCCTCGGGTGGCGGTGACCGCGAGACTGCCGTGCTGCGCGACATGTCGCGGCTGCGGGCGTTCCACCACCGCATCGGCCATGGCCTTGCGAAGGAGGTTCGCCGCATCAGGCCTGCGGGCGCCAAGCGTTCTGCGATCCGGGCGCGGACGCTTGTCGACCAGGTCTGCCTCGGGGGCAGAACGCTCACGGCGGTGCTTGAGCATCACGGGTGGACGGTGGATGCGAAAAGCCGCGATGCGTTGAGGGATGCGCTGCGTGGTGCGCTGGATCGCATGCAGGGGGTCGGAGGGCGCGCGAAAGAAAACTCTTGACGCTTAGCCTCACCGGCGCTTAGCACTATGTCATCATCACGAAATGCGCCCGGGGCAGACATGCCACCGGGCGCTGTGCTTTCAGAAGGCCATCAGACTAAGATTGGTCTGTGTCTCCGGGATCGTGAACGTGCCATCCGTGTTGTACTCAACCGTCTGGCCGTTCCCTAGGACGTAGCGTTGGGCTGCGCCGTCGGATTGCTTGAAGACCGTGACTACAGCGCCGTCATCGGCGTTGCACTCCATGATCTGAATATTGGTCCATTCGTGAGTCATCTGTTCCTCCTTCTGTGAGGAATGGTTTGTCGGCGGCATGTGTTGGAAGTCTGGGGCGCGGGCGTATGGGCTAGCGTCACATCCTGCCGTCGCGGCGCAAACTTCGCAGATTCGCGTAGGCGGATGCAAGGTTGCAGTCTGTCATCGGGCTTGATGGGCCAGAGACCGCCGATCTCCGGCGATCACGGCGGTGGGCTTGGAAAAGCAAAGATCTAAGAGATCTCTTATCTCAAAATCAGCGCGAACTTCGACCCGGAAAAATCGCCGCGGGTCCTTCCCCGGGGGCGAACGTATACGGGGTCGCGAGGCGCATGAGTTTTGAAATGCTAAACAAAAACAAAAGCCTAAACCAACGGGGCTAAACGAAGGGCACCGGCGCTAAACATCCGGGGAACACGGCTGACATGAACGCGACGCAACTGGCAACCGAGCTTGGAATTACAAAGGGCCGTGTCAGCCAGTACGTCTCCGAGGGCAAGCTGGACGGGTGCTTTACCGGTGACGGCCGGGCGCGTCGGTTCGACGTGGGGAAGGTCCGCGCCGCTTTGGACCAACGGCTCGATCCCGGCCAGATGCTCGGCAACGGCGCCAGCACGAAACGGCGGATCCGAACGGCGCAGCCTGATGTTGCTCCGTCCGCCCTGCCGGTCGAGCAGCCGCCGGCGTCCGAGGAGGACAGTCCGCCGGCCGAGGCTCCGATGTCGCGCTACGAGCTGGCGCGGACGCTGAACGCTGAGGAGGCCGCCCGCAAGTCGCGTCGCGAGAACCTTCTGGCGGAGGGAAGCCTGGTCCTGGCGGAGAGTGCGGGGCGAGAGGCGGCGCGTGCCCTTTCCCGGGAGCTTGCCCAGGTCGAAGACCTGCTCCGTCGGGGCGCCAGGTTGATCGCCGATGACCTCGGCGTCGATTTCAAGGCGGCGCGGAAGATCCTGCTGGATCTGTGGCGCGAACATCGGACGCTTCGGGCCGAGGCTCTGGGCCAGAAGGCGGACGCGGCGGATCTCGACGACAGCGAGAGCGAGGCGGATTTCTGAATGGGATTCCTGACGTCGGCCGAGCGGGTGATTTGCGAGGCGATGGCCGGGGCGATGGCACCGCCGCTGCCGCCGGACATCACCCGATGGTGCGTGGAGAACATCGAGTTCGATGCACGCTCGCCGATCAAGGGGCCGTTTGACATCTCGCGGTTCGCCTTTCTGCGCGAGATCCACGAGGTGCTGTCGCCGGAGCATCCGAGCCGTGAGGTGACGATCCGCGGCTCCGCGCAGTGGGGCAAGACGGTTTCGATCATCCAGCCCACGATAGGGGCGTGGCACGAGTACACGCCGCTGGACTCGCTGATCGTTCACCCGACCGGCAGCGCGGCAAGCGAGTGGGTCAACAACAAGTGGATGCCCATGCGTCGTCAGGCGCCCGGGCTTCTCAAGGTCTTCGGATCTGGCCGTGGCGAGAACCGCGATAACATCTTCAATCAGGAGACGTTGGACAGGAACGGCTCTCTGAAGGTGGCGTCGTCGGGGTCTCCCGCTGACCTCACCGGTACCAGCCGCCGGCTGGTGATCATGGATGACCTGTCCAAGTTCGAAACCTCGGATAAGGGCGATCCCGAAAAGCTCGCGGAGAGCCGGGCGTCTGGTTTCGACGACGCGAAGATCGTTCGCGTGTCGACGGCGATGATCAAGGGCACCTGCCGGATCACCGAGGCCTACGACCGGAGCGACAAGCGGCTGTTCAACGTGCCGTGCCCGTCCTGCGGGTTCGAGCAGCCGCTGACCTGGGAGAACTTTCGTGCGAGCATCCAGCCGGAGCGGCTGCATGCTGCGCGCTTCACCTGCGAGCGGTGCCGCGAGCCGATCCGGCATGCTGACAAGGAGCGCATCGTCCGGCTTGGCAAGTGGGTGAAGACGAACCCCAACGGGGATCATCCGGGGTTCCACCTTTGGCGCGCCTACGCGCCTCAGCGGGACTGGGCGTCGATCGCTGTCGAATTCGCCCAGATGATGGGGTGGACGCGGATCGAGCACGGCGTCGAGACCAAGACGGATGGGGCGGGGGGCGAGAAGGCGAGGGGCAAGACCGCGACCGCCAAGCCGATCAAGGCGCAGGTCGAGCAGGTGTTCTGGAACGACGTGCTCGGGCTCCCCTACGAGCAGGCGACGGATGCGCCGGACTGGGAGAAGCTTCGCGACCGCGCCGAGCTGGCAGAACCCGGGACGGTCTTCGACCTCGGGGTGCTCCCTGCGACCGGCTTCATCTTCGCCGCGGGTGTCGACTGCCAAGATGACCGGATCGAGGTGCAGCTCGTCGCCTTCGGCAGAAACCGCCGGCGCTGGGTGATCGACTACCGGGTTCTCCCGTACCACATCAGCGATGAGGCGGGGCGGCTGGCCCTGAACGCTCTGCTGAAGCAGGAGTGGCGCACGCAGCTCGGGCTCAAGGTTGCGATCGATGTCCTCGCCATCGACGGGGGCGCCTACACCGACGACGTCTGGAGCTGGGTGCGTCCCCACCCGTGGGCGCGCGTCATCATCGTGAAGGGCGGGTCGCAGGAAAATGGCCCTCTGATGGCCCTGCAGAAGTTCGACCGGCGCAAGGACGGCAAGGTCAAGAAGGCGCAGAAGCGTGCCTTCAACCTCAATGTCTCGTCGATGAAGGCGGGGCTCTACGCCCACCTCGGCAAGGAAGATCCCGAGGAGCGGGGCTTCACCCAGTTCGCGCGGGGCCTTGGAGACGAATACTACCGGATGCTCACCGCAGAGCACCGGGTGCTGTCGCGAAACAAGCACGGCGTGATGACGAGCCGCTGGGTGCTGGTCGAGCCGACCCGCCGAAACGAGGCGCTCGATACCATGAACTATGCCGAGGCCGGCGCCATGCGGAAGGGCTGGTCCTCCATGACAGACGACCAGTGGGACGCCCTGGATGCCGAGCGGGGAGCGACTCCGCCGGACGTCCAGCCAGATCTCTTCGACGCATCGGTTCCGCTCATGGCTGCGGCCCAGTCGTCTCCGACCAAACACCGGCCCAAAGCTGAGCCCGCCAGCAAGGCGGAACAGCTCGCCGAACTCCTGAGGAAACAGAATGGCTGACACCACCACATTGGAAGCCCGCCTCGAGGAGGCCGAGACCGCGCTCCATCGTGTTCTGACGGGCGAGAGCGTGACAGTCATTGCCTACGATGGTCACCGGACCGAATACAGCCCGGCCAGCGCGGGAGATCTCCGTCGGTACATCGGTGTGCTCAAGCGTGAACTCGGGATCGCGACCGCGCCGGGTTCCCGTCGGGTGATCTTCTGATGTCGGCCCGCATGGCGGACCTGACCCGTGTCCCGCTGGTGCCACGCAAGCGCGGCGCCATGCGCGATGCGGGCTTTAACGGCAGCACGCCCTATGTCGCCGCTGACACCGGCATCGACACGCTGAGCGGGTTCCTTCCGTCGAACCGGGCTCCGGACGCCGAGATCCTGCCCGGTCGTGACCGGATCACGGCCCGGGCGCGCGACCTCGGCCGAAACAACGGATGGGCGGCGGGCGCGATCTCGAAAGAGGTCGACGGCGTCATCGGAGCGAACTTCCGGCCGCTGCTCAAACCGGACTGGCGCGCGCTGGGTCTCGACCCGGAATGGGCACAGGAGTTCAAGGAACAGGCCGAGGCGCGGTGGCGGCTGCACGCGGACGACCCGCGTCGGTACTGCGACACGACGCGCGCGCAGACCATGCCGCAGCTCTTCGGCAGCGCGTACCGGACATACATCCTCGAGGGCGAGGCGATCGCGCTGGTCAACTGGCGGCGTCTGCGCCCCTTCAAGACGACGCTGCGCCTCGTCGATCCGGACCTGCTGAGCAACCCCTACGATGCGGCCGACGAAGAGCGGCGCCGTGGGGGCGTCGAGATCACGCGCGACGGCGTGGCGGCGGCCTACCACTTCCGGCAGGGGCACCGCGACAGCGCCTGGCCGAACGTGGCGGAGGCGATGAGCTGGAAGCGCATTGCGCGTGAGGGCCTCAACGGGCGCCCGCAGGTCATCCACTTCTACGACAAGCTGCGCGACGGCCAGACCCGGGGCGTGAGCCGTCTCGCGCCGATCGTCGAGCGGCTTCGGATGGAAGACCATTATTCGCGCGTCGAGCTGCAGGCGGCGGTGATCAATGCCATCCTCGCGGCCTTCATCAAGAGCCCGATGGGCCCGGAGATGATGGACGAGATGTTCGGGGATGGTGGCGACGCCAAGGCGTTTCTCCAGTACCAGGGCGAGCGGGCCGCGTTCTACAATGGTCGCGGCGGCGTGAAGCTCGGCGGCGCCCGTGTTCAGACGCTCTATCCCAACGACGAGATCGGCATGGTTTCGACCGCCCGACCGGCGGCGCAGTTCGCGGACTTCGAGGCGGCCGTGCTGCGGCACATCGCGTCGGGTCTCGGGATCAGCTACGAGCAGCTGGCCTCGGACTGGTCAAAGACGAACTATTCGAGCGCCCGGGCAGCGATGATCGAGATCTGGCGCGGCTGGACCGCCCGGCGGGTCGCCTTCGCGCAGGGCTTCTGCCAGCTCTACTTCATGGCCTGGCTCGAGGAGCAGGTTCTGGACGGGCATATCGAGCTGCCCCGCGGCGCTCCGGACTTCCACACCTTCTGGCCCGCCTATGCCCGCGCCAAGTGGATCGGCCCGGGCAAGGGCTTCGTCGACCCGGTGAAGGAGGCGCAGGCGGCCGCGATGCGCGTGGCTCTCGGGCTGTCGACCCTCGAGGAGGAAGCGGCCGAGCTGACCGGCACCGACTACGCCGAGAACATGGAGCAGATCGGCCGGGAGATCACGGCAATGCCGGACGGCATGCTGCACCCGGCGCAGGAGAGCTTCGCGAAGCTGCTTGGCCCCGCGCCGGCCGCGCCCAACCCGAGCCCCGAGGACTGACACGATGCGACATCCGCAGATCGCGGCGCGTGTGTTTCACACGCCGCTTCTTGCTGCGCCTGCCAAGGCTGCAGCGTTCATCATGGGGTTCGGCCCCCGGATCTTCGGCTCGGACGTGGAGATCCGCGGCGCCGATGCGACGCCGGAGGCAAGTCGCCGCGCCAAGGCGTCTCTGCTCGACGAGCGCCTCGAGGATGACATCCGCAGCGGAAGCCGGTCTCCCTACCGGATGCGGGATGGTATCGCTGTCATCCCGGTGACCGGCACGCTGATCCATCGCGGCGCCTGGATCGGCCAGTCCTCGGGGGAAACCACATACGAGGGGCTTTCGGCGCAGCTCGAGATGGCGCGTCGGGATGGGATGGTGCGCGGCGTTGCTCTCGAGATCGACAGCTTCGGCGGCGAGGTGGCGGGGTGCTTCTCGCTCGCCGACCAGATCCGCGCTCTGCGCGAGGAAAAGCCCGTGTGGTCCTTCGTCAGCGACCACGCCTATTCGGCAGGTTACGCGATCGCATCACAGGCGACGCGCATCGTGATGCCGCGCACGGCCGGGGCGGGTTCGATTGGCGTGATCTGCATGCATGCGGATCATTCCGCCGCGCTCGAGAACATGGGGGTCCAGGTGACGGTCATTGCCGCGGGGGCCCACAAGGCCGACGGCAACCCCTATGAGCCGCTGCCGGACGCGGTCCGCGAGGATCTGCGGGCCGAGATGGAGCAGCTGCGCGGCATCTTCGCCGAGACGGTCGGGCAAGGGCGTGGCGATCTGCTCACCGCCGATGCAGCGCTTGCCACCGAGGCGCGCTGCCTGATTGGCGTAGATGCCGTCGCAGCGGGCCTTGCCGACGAGATCGCCAACCCGCGCGAGGCCTTCGAGGCCTTCGCCGATGAATTGAACGGGCGCGCGCGGGCGCGTCCCCAGACCCCCACCGCAAAAGGAGGATCCCCGATGAGCGGACCGACCACCGAGACCACCACGCCGACCGCGGCAACGCCGCCGGCCGCCACGACGCCCACGCCAGCCCCCGACGCCGCGTCGCCCACCGCAACCGCGCCGGCCCCGGCAGAGCCCGCGGCCGAAGATCCCAAGGCGCGCATCGCCGCCATCCTGAAAAGCCCGGAGGCGAAAGGGCGTGAGGATCTGGCGCAGAGCTTCGCCTTCAACAGCGACATGCCCTCGGCGGAGGCGATCAAGCACCTGGCGGCGGCCCCGAAGAGCGATGCGGCGGCGCCGGCAAGCCTGTCGACGACGATCGACGCCGAGGCCACCGAGCTCGATGCACCCGCGCCGGATGCTGGTGCCTCGGCCGCGCCGAGCATCGCCGAGCGCGCAGCGAAGCGCCACGGCGCGAAGTGATCTCGGCACGGGGTCGGCCCGTGCCCCCTTCCTGACCTTGAACCCGAAAGGACAAGCCCATGCCTCCCCTGACCGAAGGCCGGACCCCCGGCGACTTCCTGCTGTTCGAGGAGAACAGCCATTACAGCCGCGAGGTTGCCACCATCGCAGCCGGCGCCGACCTCGAGCCGGGCGCCGTCCTCGGCAAAGTGACCGCCTCCGGCAAATACGTCCTCAGCGCGCAGGATGCCGCCGATGGCTCCGAGACGCCGGTCGCGATCCTTCTGAGCGTCGCAGCGGCGGCCGATGCTGACGTGGTGAATGCTATCGTCCTGGTCCGGCATGCCCAGGTGCGCCGCTTCGGGCTCACCTTCGATGCGACCTGGTCGAGCGAAGCGCTGCGGGACACCGCGTGTGCCGCGCTCGGCAACGCCGGCATCGTCGCGATCTGATCCCATCCCGTCGCCCGGCCGGGCGACGCGTTCCTTCCCGCGCCCGCTGGCGCTTATCCAGAACAGGAGGCCTCCGATGGCCCATATCAACATCTTCAAGGGGGATGCCTTCTCCGCCATGGCCCTCGGCGAGGCGATCCGGGTGATCCCGAACCAGTGGGGCACGATCGGCACCATGGGGCTGTTCAGCTCCAAGGGCATCCGGGGCACCGTGTTCTCGATCGAGAGCAAGAACGGCGTGCTGCAGCTCGTGCAATCGTCGGAGCGTGGCACCCCGATGCCCGGCCAGGCGCGCAGCAAGCGCAAGATGGTCGACTTCCGCACCGAGCGCTTCGGCCTCAAATCCCGGATCACCGCCGACGACATCGACAACATCCGCGCCTTCGGCTCCGAGACGGAGCTGAAACAGGCTCAGGACGAGGTCATGGACCGGCAGGAAGAGCTGCGCGGCTCGATCGACATCACACGCGAGTACCACCGGTCCCAGGCGATCCAGGGCGTCGTTCTCGATGCCGATGGCTCCGAGCTCGTCGACCTCTTCGACAAGTTCGAGATCACCCGCAAATCGGTGGACTTCGTGTTTGGCACCGGCACCACCGACCTCGGTGCGAAGTGCCGCGAGGTGACGCGCCACATCCGCCTGAACCTGCTGGGTGACGTGATGACCGGTGTCATGGGGCTCATCAACCCCGAGTTCACCGACAAGCTCATGGGCCACGCGGACTTCAAGGAACGCTACAAGTACTTCCAGAATGCCAACGGCGGCGATCCGCTGCGCGACGACACGTCGTCGGGGTTCAGCTTCGGCGGCATCCTCTGGAAGGAATACCTCGCCGAAGCACCGGTCCCGCAGGAGGACGGCACCACGGTCACCCGCAGCTTCATCCCCGCAGCGGAGGCGGCGTTCTTCCCCCTGGGCACCCGCCAGACCTTCCGGACCTTCAACGGCTCGCCGGACTATGTCGGCATGGCGAACACCCCCGGCCAGGAGTTCTACTCCGCCGTGTTCCCCGACCGTCAGGAAGACCGGTATGTCGATGTCGAGGCGATGATGCAGAACATGCAGATCTGCATGCGCCCCGGCACGCTCGTGCGCGGTCACACCTCCAACTGATCCAGACCCGTCGGCCAGCAGGCCGACGGTCGCCACAAGAGGAGACCTGATCGATGGCGAAGAAGACTACGAAAACAACGAAGAAATCCGAGGCTGCAGCGTCCGACGTGCGCGTGCGCCTCACCGACATCTTCGAATACCGGCTGGATGCATCCCGGCGTCGCACCCTTCCCAAGGGCTGGGCCGGCAAGGTTCCCGCAGCCATCGCCGACAAGATCGAGGCCGAGGGCAAGGGCGGGCGCGATGCAGGTTTCGACGAAGAGCTGGCCTTGGCAGAGGCGACCGCCGCGACGGCAAAGGCGGCCAAGACCGATGCTGCCGATGCAACCGCCGGCAGCAGCTCGACAGCGACCGGGGAGACGGATGGCGCGGCAACCGAAACCAGCACCGCCACCCAGACCGATGCCGCGCCCGCAGCCGGGGCCGACACAGCGGCCTCGACCGACCTGCTGAGCGGCACCGACACTTCCACCGACTGATGCCGGCGGACCCGTTCCTGCGCAGCGTCGAGGACACCTTTCGCCGTCATGGCATCGTGGCTGTCCTCGACCCTGACGGGGTCGCGCGTGATGTCCGGCTTCTGCCGACACGCCCGGATGATGTCGCCGGGTTCGGGAGCATGCGTGTCCAGTCCGAAACCGGCCTCTTCGAAATCCTCGCGAGTGACTTCGCGGGATACTCGAAGGGCGCCATTCTTGATCTCGGCGGTGAGCGTCGAAAGGTCCAGCACGCCAGAGTGCGCGATCCTCGCCGCTACAAGGTCGTCCTCGACACTATAGAGCAGCCTTGAACGCATGAGAGGAGAACCACTCATGACCCACAGGAAATCTCAGGTGTCAGGCGCCGCGAGCATCGTCGCCGCATCCGCCGACTTCCTCACGGGACCCGGCGAGGTCCGCCGGGTCCCGGAGGGATGGGTCGTGCACATACTGCAGCCGGTTGCCGATGCGATCGGACAGAAGGGCGAGCCAAAGCTCGACGCCTGGCCGGTGATGGTTGGCGATGCCGGCGCTCACGCGGTGTCCAGGGGGGTCTCAGGAGGATGACCCGGTTGACGGCTGCTCTCGAGGGCAATCTCGAGCAGTATATGGAAGAGGAGCTGGATCTCGCCAAGCGAGCCGTCACGAAGGGCGTTCATGGCAGGGCAACCACCCTGAAGCATGCGCTGCGCGCGGATGTCATCGCTGGCGGGTTGGGGCGAAATCTCTCCAAGAGCTGGCAGCAAGAGGACTATCCGAAGCATCTTCCCAGCCTTGGCGCTGCTTCATTCGTCTATACGAAGGCAGAGAAGTTGGTCGCGGCGTTCGATCAGGGCGTTTCGATCCGTGCCAGGAACAAGCGCTTCTTGGCAATCCCGACACCATCGGCACCCAAGCTCGGCCGTAAGGGTGACCGCCTGAGCCCCGCGAACTTTCCTGAGGAGCGCTTTGGGCCGCTTCGCTTCGTCTATGTCCGCGGCGGAACGTCCCTGCTGGTTGTCGACAATCAACGCGCCGTGAAGCGCGGTGGCTATACGCTGTCGCGCAGCAAGCGGGCCCTGAGAACCGGATACGGTCTCCACACGGTGGCAATGTTCTGGCTGGTTCCTCAGAGCCGCCTTCGCCGCCGCCTGAACGTTGACGAGGTTGAGCGTGCGGCCCTCTCGGGGCTCGCGGGAGACATCGACGCTGCATTTAACACCCTTGGCCGCCGGAGGCGCCGCTGATGCCCAGCAAGTTCGAAACCGCGATCATCGCTCTACAGGCATCCCTTGCTGGTCACGCCGCCACTGTAATCCGCGAGGCTGACCTCCCGGAAACGTGCCCACCGGAGGGGCTGATCAACATCGTCCCGGACGACCCGCGCGAGGTTGGCCGGCATCTGGGCACCGGTCGCCGGGAGTGGGAGGCGGATATCGGTCTGACGGTCGTCATGCAGGATGACACTGGATCGGCGCGGAATGAGAAAATGGATACCGCGCTCTCGTCGATCGTGACGCTTCTATTCACCGACCGCACGCTCGGCGGCGCGGTCGACTACCTGGACCTCGACACCCCGGTCGGGTTCGAGGTCGTGCCGATGCCAGGTGCGGAAACCTTCAAGGAGGCGGTCCTCGCCGTGACCCTTTTCTACGAAACCACCGCAAACCCGATGGAGTAATCCCATGCCAAATGCACGCGGAGACCAGGCGAAACTGCTCGTCCGGCGCCAGACCACCTTCGGCACTGCCGAGAACGCCGCAGAGGGCGCGTTCTACAACCTGCCGTTTTACAGCTACAACGTCACGCCGAGCGGTGAGCTAGCAAATGACGAAGCGATCTACGGGGATGCCTATCCCGGCGAGCTTGTCGCTGGCTTGCGCAACCTGAGTGGCGCCATGGTCGTGCCCATGGGGCTCGACAGCATCGGTTGGCACCTGGCCCAGCTGCTCGGCCTGCCGACCACCACCGGGGCCGGGGCTCCCTACAGCCATGTGTTCCGCGCGGCGGCCCAGCCTGCGATCCTGCAGGCGACGCATGGCATCAGCCACGCGGGGATCGGCCAGCACTTCACGCAGGACAGCCTTGCTGCCCAGGGGCTCGAGCTGACCGCGGCCAAGAACGGTCAACGTCAACGCGTGACGTTCAACATGGTCGGCCGCGAAGAGGTGAAGGCCGGTGCGACCCTCGATGGGACGCCGGTCTCGTTCGGCACCGATCCGGTGCCGGTCGGATTCCGATCGTTGCTCAGTGTCGACGGCAGCGAGGCGGCTGGCGTTACCCAGTGTGCTCTCACGCTCAACACCGGGCGTGAAGCGGATCAGGAGACCCTGAACGGTCTCGCAACAGCATCGGACATCAATCCGGGGATCTGGGACCTGTCGGGCACTCTGAATGCCCGTTTCCGGGATGCGACCTACTATGACCTCGCCTCGGACGGCACCGAGATGGCGCTCTCTCTCGCCTGGACGCTCAGTGCCAACTACAGCCTGACCATCGATGTTCCCCGGGTGGTTCTGGAGCGGACGGGTGTTCCGGTCGAGGGGCGTGACATCATCGCGCAGACCTTCAACTGGCGTGCAGCGCGCCCGGCCGCCGGGCAGCAGATGATCGAGATGACCCTGGTCAACGCGACGGCCGATTACGCGAACGCAGCCTGATGGTGTTGCGACTGGCTCGCCGGCTGGCCGTCAGCCGGACCATCGACCTCGGGTACGGGGTCTCCGTTTCGCATCGCCCCTTCTGCTACGCGGATCTGTGCGAGGCCAAGGCGACGGCGCACCGTCTGGCACGGGAAAGCCTGCCTGCGGCCCGAGCATTCGATGCGGCGCTCCACGACGACGAGGACCTTGGTCCCGAACACGAAGAGGCGCTGCGCGGTCAGGCTGCGCGACACCTCGTCAAGCTCCTCTTGCTGCGGTTCGGTGATCGCTGGGAGGGGATCGAGGCCGAAGACGGTAGCCCCGCTCCGTTGACCGCAGAGACACTCGACGCGTTCCTCGACCTGTTCCCGGGCGTCGCGTCCACCCTCCACATCTCGCTCGAATCCCCCTGGGTGGAGTTGGAGATGGAGGGAAACGTCTCCGCGCCCTCGCCGCATACCGCTACGGCGGAGGCCTGAGCCACTGCGCAGAATGCCGGGCGATGCCCGGCTATGCCTGTGCACGGTTCGGGGGCGAGGGCGCCTGCCCGGAAGATACCCATGCGCCGTTATCCGTCGAGGGGCGGGCGCTTGCCGCCCTGAGCGGACAGCTGGCGCATCAGCGGCGCATCGGGCCCGGCGGCTACGTCGGGCTCGACATGCCAGCCTGCCTTGCGCTGACAGAGGCGCAAGGCATTCCGAAAAGGATTGCAGCTCTGCTGTTGCCGCATTGGGAAACCGGCCTCCTCGAGGCCGCGGCCAAGCGGCGCGAGGATGAGGCCGAATGAGCACCACGACCCGTCAATATACGATCCGCCTCTCCGCGGCGGGCAAACAGCAGATGGAAGCGGACCTGCGCGCGCTCGGCGCCAGCGGTGAGAAAAGCCTTCGGCGGATCCAGATGGCGACGAAGCCGGCCAGCACGGGTCTTCGTGAGACGGATCGTGCGGCGCGGGAGCTGAAGGGCGGGCTCGGTGCGCTGACTGCCGAGCTGCCTGCGCTTCAGCGCCTTGCCCGGTTCATGGGCACGACGGCCCTGGTGGGAGGCGCTGCGGCATTCGGGCGTAGTGCGCTCAACGTCGGCCGTGAGTTCCAGGCGATGATGCAGCGTGTCGAGGCGGCAACCCGTGCCGGAGAGGCCGACATGGCGCGGCTCTCGGCCGCCGCGAAGGAGTTGGGGGCCACGACCGCCTTCACCGCCATGGAGGCCGCCGAAGCGATCGAGGTGCTCGCGAAGAACGGTGTCTTGGTAGCGGACATCCTCGGTGGTGCGCTCGATGCGTCGGTGTCGCTTGCCGGCGCGCTCGGCGGTGAGGTCGCCCCTTCCGCAGATCTGGTCACCGATCTCATGCAGCAGTTCCGCCTTGAGGCGGCGCAGCTCCCGATGATCGTGGATCGGCTGACCGGGGCGGCACAGACATCGAAGTTCGGATTCGACGATCTCCGGCTTGCGATCGCCCAGGCGGGCGGCGTTGCCGGAACCTTCGGCGTCGAAATCGAGGACTTCCTGACAGCATTGTCCGCGACCGCCTCCAGCTTCGCCAGCGGGTCGGATGCGGGGACGAGCTTCAAGACCTTCCTGCAGCGGCTCACGCCGGACAGCGCCAAGGCTGCCGGCGTAATGGAGGAGCTGGGCCTCAAGTTCTTCGACGCGCAGGGCAACATGCTGGAGATGGCCGAAATCGCGGGTGTGCTTCAGGCGGGGCTCGCGGGGCTCT